TGTAGCTTGCGGTAGGCGTGAGACGGGAGGATCGAGTCATCCGAAGCCATCTTAGGCGACCATACGGTAAGATAAATGCCTTCAGCACCATCTTCTTCGTCAATCAATCGCTCGTAGGTAAACACAACCTCGATGAAGTCGCGAGCATCTGCGGCTGTACGGCTACCAGTGTTGCGTCCGTTTACGTCGTAGCTTACTGTGCCTTGCGGAGAATCGAACAAACTATCGGACATACCAGTGTGGTTTTCGATCATGTGTTCGACCCATTCTGAATCCCAGTCCATTGTCTCGCGGTAGTTCACTAGGTCTTGACCTGTGAGCAACATGCGCATATGCACGCGAGGTGAGTCTTGGACGTTCATCGTGTAGGCTGGCAGGATAACATCTGCGTCTGGCGCAAGTGTGCGCACATCAAATGTACCTGTGTCCTCGATTACGATAGGAATATCTGCTGATCCGTCCTTGCGCAACTGCTTGAGTGCTTTCTTTACGCGCTTCTCGTTTACAGACCATCCTTCAACCTCGTTGAACATATTCATCAGCTCGTCAATACGTTCTTCGTCAGAAAGAAGCTCCACGAACTGCTGTGTCTGTAGTGCTTCAACTTCTTCCAGCTCTGGGATAGACTGCAGCATTTGTTCAAAGTCAAATGTCTTGGTTACGCTTTGGTTTTTCTTTTGCCAGCCACAATATGTAATGGCTAGACCCTTCTCAAACCAATAAGAGGCGGCAAGCTCCATGTCGCGCTGGAAATTCTTGATTCCACTGTCACGCATCCATTTAAGCATAACGCTCACCTCTGCTGCACGTGCTACGTCGGTAGACTCACGCGGATATGCTCGGATCTGACTGCGGTTCATTCCGTTCACGCAAAGAGCCACGCCATTCTGAATAGCGCGGTCTGCCGTGAAAACCTCGGTGTCTGAGGCGTATTTATACGGAAATGCGTCGTCGTCGTGCTTTTTGAGGTCATCAGACTTCCCCGCCCACTTGTTTTTGCGGATGTCTCGATTCTGGTTGCACTTTTCCAGATAGAATTCTAGGTCACTTACATCTTTGTCGTAAATGTCCTTAAACTTGTTAATGTCAAAGTCATCTATATAAATGTCTTGTTGTCCGTTACTATCTTGGTTTTGAGTCATATTAAATTTCAAATGTTGGGTTGCCGTATCTAGCGCGATACTCTTTGCGGAATTTCACTTTAGCCCTGCGAAGGTACTGGTCAGATACGCCAAACTCGTCCAACAACTGTTCATCAGAATTGAAGTTAATAATATCGCCAGCTAGCTCGGACCTTATCTTCTTTATCATAACCCAATACCCTACATGATCTTGGATGTGATCTGAGCTTATAGTGATAGGTTGGGTGTCCATTTGTAGAAATATTTTCCATCTTGTGATCCGCGCTCCACAAGGATTCGGGTTTTTGGTTTAGAAAGTCGGTCCTTTCGGTTCTTTGGAACGCTGACCATAACCTTCTGCTTGCGCTCGCGATCAAATGCCATCATCCAGCGTGGGTTTACTACTGGCTGCGCAATGGCTTCGACAAACACAACATCTGGCTGTGCCGTCTCCACTACTGTCATTTCGTGGTCATAATGCTTCAAGATCTTAGAGATTCCGCTTGGCTTGATCTCGTTGCCATCTAGGTCTGATTCTTCGCACACCTCGTTTCGTACGCGCCCCACCTGCATCGGGAGCTTACCCAGTTCTTTGGCGAGTTCGCCACATGTCATATTGCTCATAAGTTAATTTTGGTTGAGTTGCCTCTATGTCGAAAGTATATGTCGGCAGTCAAGCAGTGACTATCAATAGCCCTTGCCCTGTCGAGTGACAGTCATAGACTGCTTGCTGTAGTGAATTGGACCTTCGCCTTCGTTTGCCGTAAGTAAATAGCGAATGCAGTCGATGAAATCTTTGAGGGCGTCATCCCGCTTTCCGTTTTTGCAGTAGTTCATCAACGAAAAGATGGTATTACCAGCAGCGGCGCTAATGCGGAGGCGAGGGGTGTTAGTGTGCGGGCAATACTGCTTAGATCGGTCGTACGACAGCGCCTCTTGCACTAGCGGTAGCCCTATGTCCTCAGTTGTGCCAATAGACGGCACTGTGTCTATTCCGTACTCAAATAGCTCGTCCTGAAGCGTCTTTTTGCCGTCATCGCGGGTCTGGTGCGGGTTGTGGGCAAATCGAACGTCAATAATCCTCTCAAACACCGAAAGCCCGTCCTCGATCTTAGTCCATTCCATCTCAAGCTCTCGGAATGACAGCCCTCCACAATCTGTGGCCGCTTCGCCCTTCTTCCAGTTCGTTGAGTCATCTGACGTAGATGATTTGCCTTCCACTGCCCACGCCCCGTAGGTATCTCGCTCTGGGAACTCAGCCCACAGTCGAATGTCTCGTTTTTCGTTGACGGATGCCCAGATACAAGCCCAAGACTTAGTTCCAGCGGGGTCAATTACTTGGTATGTAGTCCAAGAACCGTCCGAGAAATTGTATTTCTCTTCGTTGGGGTCATAAACGTGAACAGCTCGGTCAAATGTCTTAAACATCGCCGTCATACTCTTGGTCGGGAAGCCGTAGAGGATCTTCATGATCTCTTCCTCGGAGGCATTGGCATGATTTCGCGCCAAACGTTTCCAGTTTGAGAAAGGATTGCGCTCAGAATGGTAATACACCACCGCTACGTTTTCCATTGGCTCTCCGAACGAGTTCATGGGCTGCTGCACGAACGGCATCATGCGCCCGCCTAGCATAGAGGCAGGTAAGCTCTCTACCGTCTTTGCACTGTCCAGCATTGTGCCTACAGTCTGCGTGTAACCGTGAATAGGGGTGAAAGTTAGCAGTATCTTAGAGTCAAAGTCACCACAACGGTTACGTAGACGCTTTAGGAGGTCTTCATTGCCGAGATACTCGTCACACCACGTGCCAATGTTGATAAAACCGCACCCTTTCTTAGGCGCACCGAGTTTAGCACCCTCAATAGTCGTGTCATCCTGCTGGAACTGCGTATAATACTTAAAATAGCACACCGAGCCGTTGGGGAGAATGAATTTGCCGCCCGCAAAGCCCGTACCCTTGGAGTAATTGATCTTAGTGACTTCATCCTTCTGCTTCTTCTTGAACTCCTGCGGCATCATTTCCCACAGGTACGGCTGTTGGCGCTCGATTGACGCGCTCTCATTCTGTGACCAGCAGATGATTTCCGTATTAGGGTTCTCTAAGAGGGATCGCATGACTAACCAAGCCGCGCTCCTCGATTTTCCACTTCTGTTGCCTCCAAGCACCCATAGCTCGTCTATGATTGGCTGGCGAAGCAACTCTTTGACCTTCTCTTGCTGTGGAAGCACAAAACTGTGGTACACGGGGTCTTTGATGGAAGCCTCAATACGCTCGTTATGCACCTTGATGCTCTCTAGGTAGGCTTCAGGGTCATTCTCCAGCATCCACAGCTGATCCTCGTCTGATGGAGTCTCCATCATCGGGTGTTCCGTGTATTCTAGCTCCATTTAGTATAAATCAATGATTTGGGTGTCGCACGGCACGGATCTTTCCCTCTGTCTAAGCTTAACTGTCTCGCTAGGCTCATCTAGGTTAATAATCACGTTGGGCTTGTGGTAGCTTGATACTAGGCACTCACATTCTTCGACGGCGGAGTTCTGGAAATACTTGATATACGCATCTTCCCATATAGCTGCCTTGGGGAACGGATTGTTATCCCTGTTTCCGAATATAAATACTACTTTCATCTAGTCTACCTCGATTACCGCCTCTGCTTCCTTAGCCTTGGCTATCCTTGCCCGTAGTTCTGCCGCTTTATCCTCGTATTCCTCTTGGCTAACGACATGATTGACCTCTACCACCTGCGTAGCTGCTCCAGAGAACTTCTGGAAGCGTTCAGCCTTGAGGGATTGCCCGCGATTAATCTGCGCGTACCCTTTACCGTCAATCTCCAGCTCATCTCTCTCAATCAGATCAAGCATCTTCTCCATGTACCGACGCTCCAGTTCAGCACCCATCTCGTAGTCCGTAGCAGCGTCAGCCGCGGCTTTTGAGCGAATAGCCTCGTAGTCGTCCGTGGTGGCAAGCTCTTTGCGGATATTGTAGTAAGTCCAACGAGAAACGCCAGTTTCACGGCACAATTCAGCGACATCAAATCCGTCACTAATAATGTGTTTAGCCACAACCGCCCACACCTTCGGGCTTCGGTTGGACAAATGCTGAGGACCCTTAGACTTCTTCATCTCCTTGAGAGTCTTAGAAATGAAGTCTTTTGGCTGTAATGCTACTTCTTCACTCATCTTCTAGGTCATCCTCATCAAATTCAAAAAAGTCCATATCTAGGTCTGAGGACATATCTTCTAGGCTATCCCTGAAGAGCATGCGCCCCACACGGAAGTTGGTGTAGTCGTAGTGCAATGCGCCGTCGTCATTGATAACAACTAGGGCGTAGTTTGCAAAATGCTCGCTAAGGATAGCCATTGCATCAGCAATACGCTCCTCGTCCTCCTCTTGGATTACCATTAGTATTCAAGCCCTCCACAGCGTTCAAACGCCTTCTGAACGTCTTCCTCAAGCTCTGGGTAGTCACCAGCGTCATCTAGTAGGATTTTACGCAGCCATTCCTTCTGGCGCTCCTCCTTGAGCTTAGAGCTATTTACCTTCCGCTTAGGGAATTTAACCAAGTCCATGTTCTTCTCGAACTCTTTCTTGTTTCGATTGCTCTTTCCTTCGTTTAGTCGATTATATGTAGCCATGATTTAATTTAAGCACCAGTGTCAATAAGTCTCTATCCCGCTAGAATGCTACGTTTTCACCTACGCCCAGAAGCTCGTCAATACTGTCCTTTTCGGAGTTCATCCACGCAATGATGGATTTATAGGAATCGAACACTTTATCTCCGATAGCTTTAACCGCATCCCCCCTATCAATCCCATGTACCCCGTAAGCGCACATAATGGTACCTACAACGTCTTTGTGGGAGTTTCCGATACCAACACTAGGCTTATCAATCAAAACGCCGTATAGGGCTATTGAGGACTTCTCCTTGAGGGGTTCTACTCCTATCCACGGATTGTCAACGAGGAAATAGTTTACACGACCACTGCCCAGCTTCTTTCTCTCTAGGTATCCACAGCTCTCCAGCTCCCTCAATCCTCGCTGCACACTCTTAATCTCGTCCTTGCACTCAGAAGCCATCCTAGAAGCCGCAAAATCCCACCCATAGGGCTTGCTCTTCATATA